ACCCAGCGTATGCTAATTGGAATGCTAATGATGGTCAACAAGCACCTGATACAAAGAAACCATATTTCTCAGGTCTACAAACTAACTCTCAATATTTCAATTATAGAAAGTATCGCAACTATCCCTATGGGACTGGTACATCACCTGCAGGTTATAATGGATCTGGTTATGGTGACTACGAACAACCATGTGGTAACTGTGATCAACCATTAAACTAATAAAAACTCATATATGAGCACAAGAGCAAACAAAAAGGTTTTAGATACCAAAGTCATTAAACTGAGTAGAGTATATCCTAAAACAGTAGAGAATGCAAAACTATTAAAACAATATTTAGATCAACATGGAAGAGAAAAAACGAGCAGGGAATCCTAATTTTGTCAAAGGACAATCAGGAAATCCACACGGTCGACCAACAGGATCCAAGAATGTTAGTACAGCCAAAGTCAAAGAGTTCTATTTAGAGTTATTAAATGGCAATTTAGAGAATATTCAAACTTGGTTAAATCAAACAGCAGCAGAAGATCCGAAAGGAGCATTAGATTTCCTAATTAAACTATCACCGTTTGTGATTCCAAAGAAATCAGAGACCGATATGACTATCGACGCACCTTTAAATATTATAATACCACCGAAGAAAGAGGAATAACACATTAAAAATGAGGCATATATATAGTATATGCCTTTTTTAGTTAAAAAAATATACTCAATCCTTGACATTTAACGAATATCTTTCAAACGATTATGATGCATTGCTTTCAGCATCTAACAAAATAACAGGCAATCATCATCTTTCGATCGACCTATTGCACTATGGTATCGAAGAACTATCAAACAAAATTAACTTGCAAGATATAATCGATTCAGGCGGTGCAAGATTTTATCTAATTCGTATACTCATGACTCAGTGGCGGAGCCAAACAGGACCGTTTCATCGTCAATTTGTTAAACAACATTCAGAGATCGAACATTATGATATTACTGAAAAAGAAGAAACAGAAATAGACTTTGATCGTATTAATAAACTAATCGAAGACCTTGATTGGTATGACAAAGAACTCTTTAAACTATTTGCTGCAGGAGATCACAATTATTCAACACTCTCAAAGGAAACAGGCATACCTCGAACGTCTATCGCGTTGACAATCAAAAGAGTGAGAAAGCATATCAAGAAAAACCTATAATTAATTAGGATAAATATTAAAAATAAACCAAATTACTATGTTTAAATTTATTGTAGACGGTAAAGAAATTACCGACAACCGAATCCAATGGAAGTTCAAAGGAACAGATTTAGAATTTAGATCAGACGCAGAACGTTTAGATCGTAACATCCAACACTGGAGAGCTAAATACAAGATTGGATCTGATGTAGAAATTGAATTCCTAAATGTAAAAAAAGTAGAAGAAGATGTTAAACCTATTATTAGTGAGCCTGCTGTTGAGTCTGTCGTTGAGTCTAACGATAGTATCATTACTGAGGAACCCGTGGTACCACAAGATCTTGCAGATATTGCAGATACTCCTAAACGTAAAACTAGAAAGAAAGCCGTTTAATTGCAGCTTTTGTCTATCACAATGGGTAACTTTATTTGTCTGTCTTTACTCTGGATTGGGTGTATACTCATTAATCTCCATGTTCGCGGCAGGCGCCGTCACTTTAATGATGGAAAAATGGATTGATTACTAATGAAACACTTTATTAAATGGACGGTTGTATGGATCTCACAGAATTTGGCGATCCCGTTCTGGTCCATAGGACATCTACATTTAATGATGAACATTTACCAGGATATTTATGAGATTGTAATGAGTCTAGGCATGAATATCCTGGTTTTTATAGGCTTTATAATTGATTACAAACAAAACAAACCCAAATGAACGAAGAACTATTAGCTAGATTAGCAGATGTAAAGCTATTGATACACAATAAACAAGTCTTTACGGCACCAGAATCTAAAATAATCTTTGACTTGTTTAACGATATCACAGGTGAAAGACAAGCAATAACTACATGTGGTGCTTGCGTTAACAGAGTACTAACAAGATTAAAAAAAGAGATCAGAAACAATGGACTTTAAAATCCTTGAACCGTATGCACCGATGTTTTGGTCAGATAAAACCTATTATTTGATATCGGGTGGACGTGGATCAGGTAAAAGTACACAAGCAGCTGCATACTTTTTAATTAAATTAATGGGCGATGAATATTTCAGAGGCGTAGTGTCTCGATATACTCAAAAGTCTATTAAATCATCTATTTACCGTGATATATTAGACCTTGCAGATTCTTGGAACATCAAGAAGTTTATCAAGATTGAAGGTGATGAAATGACTAATGTCCTAAATGGTAACATGGTTATAACTCACGCTATGAAATTACAAGATGGTACAATGACCGCAAAAGGTAAAGGTTTAGCTGGTGTAACTCACTTGCTGATTGATGAGGCTACTGAATTACCTTCAGAAGAAGAATTTATCAAGTTAAATGACTCATTTAGAGCTAAAGGTACTGAAAGAAAAGTCTTTATCTTGTTTAACCCTACTTCAAAGAGACACTGGATCCACAAAAGATTCTATATTGATGGTCGACCTAATCCAAAATGGTTTGATGATCATGAGTTTATTCATACCACATACAAAGACAACGAAGAAAATCTAGATCCTAAAAAGATTCAAGAATGGGAACGTATGAAAGGTTTAGATCCTGAATATTATGCACACCATATTGAAGGTGAATGGTTAGATGGTATCGTCGGACGTATCTTTGATAACTGGCAAATCGGTGCAGCAGATCCTGAAGGAGAGTATGATACAGTCTACGGACTGGATTTTGGCTTCTCGAATGACCCGACAGCTCTGGTCGAAGTAAAAAGAAAGAACAATAAACTTTATTTAAAGCAATTAGTCTATTCGACCGGACTTACGAATGCAGATCTGATACAGCAGATGAAAAAGCAAGGTATTACTAACAGAGACCAAATTATTGCAGACTCTGCAGAACCTAAATCAATCGAAGATCTAAAAAGAGCAGGATTTAACGTTAAACCCGCGTATAAAGGACCGGATAGTATTCAAGCTGGTATTAATACACTAAAAGAATATGAAGTCTTTATGCATCCTAATTCAAGTGATTTACACGACGAAGCATTTCTTTACTGTTGGAAACAGGGCACTGACAAACCTATCGATGATCACAACCACGCAATTGATGCTATTAGATATGCTCTGAGTAAACCAAAGGGTGGTCAATATGCATTTACAAATGGCCGTAAAAGAAATAATTTTGAAGAATTATAATTCAATTTCTCACCTAAATATATTTATTAATAACAAACAAAAAAATTAAAAATGGCAGTATACAGCTCAACATACAGAAACGTAGTTGAATCATTGAGACAAGTTTGCAATGATCACCCTGCAATTAAAACATTTCGTTGTGGACCAGCTTCTATGATTGAGATACCAACTGAGGACCAACAGGTTTCAGCAAAGTACCCATACGTGATGTTAATACCTCAACCTGCTACTATTTCACAAGGTTCTACTACGTATGACTTTGATCTAGTGGTAATGGATATGGCGAAAGACAAGTTAGACCTAGAAGAGAGAACGCACTCAAACACAATGGAAATCTTGAGAGATATTCTAGCTAAATACAAAATGACTACGTGGCAAGAGTTTAGATTTAATATCACTTTGCCAGCAGTAGCAACACCATTCTTTGAAGGTTACAAAAACTCTACATGTGGTTGGACAGTTCAATTACAAATAGAAGCTTTAGCACCTTTAGATCATTGTAATAATCCAGTAGCGTAATGACATTAGCAGAGATAAATGATACACAAATGCAGGCTTTGGGCAATAGAATTAAATCTATGGTTCTTGCTCAGTTACGTCAACAAGTACCAGCGAGAGGTAGAAATCCTTTTGCAACTGGTTTACTTGCAGGCCGTATCAATGCTAACATGATTATCTGGACTAAAAATGATGTTGGTAACTGGGAGTTATCAATAGACCTAAATGCAAGTGGATTACCTGCGCAAGCAAAATACACAAACTTTGGTACCAGAAACCACAATGAATTTAACACCATTAGAGATAATGGTATTTTTGGTTTACCATTTGAAGGTTATTCTAAAGGTGGACCTGGTGTTAGAGCACAAAACTGGACTTCAATGACTAATATAGAAACCAGATTAAAGTCTGTTATAGAAAATCAATTAAAAGTATCAGTAGAACAATTTTTACAATCAACAATACAATCAATGACTAATGATAGAGTTTAGAATTAGCGGTAGAGATTACAAAATAGATGAAGTTACAATCCAACAGTATTACGATATACAGGATTTAATTGTCAGACAAGATTTTGCTGCCAAAGTAGAGATAGTTAGTAAAATATCAAAGTGTCCTGAAAGTGAATTAAAGAAGCTAGACAAGCATCAGTTCATTGTTTTATGGGATAATGTAGTTAACAACTATTTAGATCTTTCAGAGCAAACACCATTTCATAGAAATCTAGTATTCAATGATGAACTATATGGTTTCATTGATGTTAACAAGATTACTCTAGGTGAATTCGCAGATATGGACATGTTAAAGACAGATCCAATGAGTCAAAAAAAGCTGCACATGATGATGGCAATTCTTTATAGACCAGCTGTTCAAATAACACCTAGTTGGATGGAAGTTGAAGCATATAACTCTGATACTATGATGCATAGAGCTGAAGAGTTCTTGAATTTACCAATCAAGTATGTAACAGGAGCTCTCAATTTTTTTTTAGCAGTGTCAAAGTATTACGTAGAAACTACCCTCAACTCTTTGACACAGAATCCAACGACGACTCAGAGGGAGAAACTAATGATAGAGTTGTCGAGCCAAATCATGTTAGAGCAGCTAGAAATTGGAGTAAAATCATATACTTCTGTGCAGGAGACGATATTACCAAAACTGGAGAAGTTGAGCGAACTAGTGCAATTGGAATATTCAACTATCTCGCACACAGAAAACAAAAACAAAGAGAAGAAGAGAACTATCGTAGACAAATGGAACTCCAAAATAAAAGATAAAACAAAATGATAACAAGTGTAGCATACAAACCAACTTGGACTGGACCGGTTTATAACCCAATTATTTGGTCAGTACTGAGTTCTAAAGTTAACTCAACAGACTTTAAATATGTGTTTGAAGTTTATGTAGATAACGTTAAAATCAATACCGTAAAACAAAGAGCCAATATCTCTGGTTATGGAATGATAGACGTTGCTACATTAGTACAAGCCTATTTGAATTCAGCATCACCAGATGCAAAGATTACTCAAGGTGAAACATCAATTAATTACAATAACGGTGATACTTTCGCTGATAACTATTTAATGAGTCGCAAGGTTTACCTAAAAGTTGGTGAAGAATACACAGTTAACAACATAACTCAAACCTATATAGGAACTGCTGATACACCAGGAGCTCCTACCTATGTCCTAACATCAGGAAATACAACAACTGCAGATACACCAGTCCATATTTGGAATGCGTCCATGACAGATCATGAGCAGCAATGGAATATGCAAAAGACCACAGTTTCTGGTATTTGGGGTGACAATCCATTTGATGGTAACAAGAACTACGACCATGGTTTAGGACTTGCATACCCATTAATGAAAGCTTCTTTAAACCAAGATCTTTATGAGTTTGACAAGATGGTGCTTTCATACTTGAACTGGACTCCTAACATTGAAAATCCAAACAACAGAGCTATCTTTGGTTTTAGATTTAAAATCTATGATTCGAACGGTGGATCTGCTGAGTTTGATAAACCAATGACTGCATCAAATGGCTTTGGTCAAAGAGCAGCTTGTGAGAATACAATCTCAGAATTAGATTCAAGATATTCAATCGTTAACGTGTTAGCAGGACCTTCAAATTTATATGAAGCTTTAGAGTACACACCAACATACCCAACTACCAAAATAGAAATAACAGGTTACTCTCAAGCAACTGATAACTGTACATTCGGTGTTCCAGTTACAGAGACAGTAACCATTAATGTGTTAGAGTCATGTCCAAATCCTTTATACAGAAGAGTTAGACTTTCATGGTTTAATGAACTTGGAGGTAGAGATTATGCCAACTTTAACATGTTTGTAGAGAAATCAATTTCTACATCACAACAAATGTATGCTCAAGAGCAAATGAACTGGTCAGATTCAACACCAGTTCCGATGTTAAACGACTCATTACCAATTGGTAATCTTGGAATCAAAGGTGGTTCTAAAATCTTTAACAAAGAAGCTCAAGTTACATATAAATTACAATCAGACTGGTTAGATCAGCAACAAGTAGATCTAATTGAAGGCCTAATCAAATCACCACAAGTGATGGCATACATCGATAATGGTAATACTATTTCACATGAATATCCATATACATGTTCAGTAGTTAACAGCTCATATTCAGTAAAGAATATCAGACAAGTTAAATTAACTCAAGCAGAAATAGAAATCAAGTTATTTACGACACAGAAGATGCAAAATTTATAGGATTTATAAATACTATAACAAAAAATTAAAAGAAATCACATAATATGTCAGTACAGCTTTTTGCGCAACAACAAGGATCAACCGAATACGTTAATTTAGCGTTATTTGATGCCGATCCAGTCAAACTAACATTATCAGTAACAAGCATACAAGATCCATTGGCTGCTACATCAGTATTCTCTAAAACATTTAGAGTACCACACAATAGTGTCAATGGACCTTTTTTCAAGGGTGTATTTAACGTTAACTCTACTGACTTTGATGCAGGTGTTAAATCAGATGCATACATTTTAGATAATGGTCAATTGTTTACAAGAGGTAACATTAGATTAATTAACGTATTCAATGGCAATTCAGAGAATTCAGTTGAGTATGAAATCCTATTTACAGGTGAAACATCAGACTTTGGAGCTAAAATCGGTGGTGGATTCCTAAATGAATTAGACTTTACTAATTATAATCACGAAAGAACATTAATTAACATAGAAAAATCTTGGAATTTAGATCTATTCGCAGGAGATGTAGTATATGGATTGATTGAATGGGGTTATCTTTACGATAAAAATAACAGACCGTCTGTTCCAACATTATCTAATGGCTTTGAGAAGTCATTTACAAGTAGTTTAAACCCTTTAGATAACTCACAATGGAAACCTCAATTTAGAGCTAAAGCAATTTGGGATAAAGTATTCTCAAATGTTGGTTACACATACGACTCTGAGTTCTTGAATTCTGAGTTATTCAAAAAGATGTATGTAATTACAGAAAATAAAGCCGAAGCTGCTGGAACTAATAGCAATGGTGCTGAAGCCAAAAAAGGTATACAATATTTGACTATAGGTTCTACATCTAAAATTGAATTTCCAACTGAAATATCAGATAATGGTAATAATTATGATCCTGGTCAATCTATTTATACATGTCCAGCTACCGGTACGTATACTTCTGCTATGGCTTTTGAAATAGGTCTTGGATCTTCTTCTTTATCAGAAAATTTTAGTATTGGAGGTTCTGTTACTGTAGTTGATGCAGATACTAATGTAACTTTAGCTAGTCAAGGTTTTTATATAGGTGTTGATACACATGAATTAAATGCAGTTTTAAACTTTAGTGCTACAGCAGGTCAAAAGGTTATAATTAAAATAAATTCTACATGTGCTACTGGTACAGGTTGTTCAAATGGTATTACACAGTTTAGAATTTACAGTGGCACGTTAGTATACACTACACAATCAAACATATTCTCAATCAATTCTATCATGCCTAATAATGTGAGAACAATTGATTTTATGAGATCGATCATCAATAGATTTAGATTAGTATTCGTACCTTCTAAAGATAAAACAAATCACTTTACTATTACTCCATGGAAAGATTGGATTTTACAAGGTGAAGCTATTGATTGGACTAACAAAGTTAATGGTAATATTGATGCTAAATCTTCACCAATCTTCTATACTCAAAATAGATTTAACATCTTTAAAGATCAAGAGGATTCGGATTATTTAAATTACGATTACCAATTACAATACAAACAGACTTTTGGTCAGCTAAATTTAGACTCAGCAAACGAATTAATTACTGGTACTAAAACATATCAGGATCAATTTGCTGCAGCGCCATTAGCTCCTATTGGCTTTAAAGAAGGTGACACAGAAGCACCTAAATTTGTAATACCGCATATTGCTAAAGATACTGGCGCCTCACAAGATGCTGCAACAGGTTCACCAATTGTAGGTAAAAGAGAAGCTGTGCAACCTAAATTGAGATTAGTATTCTATAATGGTACAAGACAAGCGCCTTTAACTTGGTATACTAAAGATTATGCTGGTAATGCAGAACCATATACCATTTATCCTTTAATGAGTCAGTACTCAGAATTTCCTGTAACTGCAACAACATTAGATTTATGTTGGGCTAACGTACCACCATATTGGGACACTGAAATATCAGAATTAGGGAATGGTAAAACTACTAACACCTCTTTTACAACATATTGGAAGTCATGGTACGACACTACATTTGATCCATATTCAAGAATTATAGAAGTAGAAGTTATATTAGATTATGCAGATTTAATTAACTTTAAATTTAACGATTATGTTTTCATTGAGAATTCATGGTATTTTGTAAATGAAATCAAAGACTATATCGTTGGTCAAAATACTTTATGTAAAGTACAGTTAATTAAAGTTGGTAATAATATTGGTATTACATTACCATTAGTTGTAGAAAATCAATTAACTGAGATTAGTTTATGTAAAGCAGCAACTGCATGTGATGCATATTGTTGTAAAGATTATACAGGAGCTACACCAAACACATATTGGATTGACGGTACAGAACTTTTTGATTCTATTGCAATTTATATTAATAATGGCGGTACACAATTTGCTCCAGCAGGTATTTACTCAGATGGTATGACAGCTGTTGAAATTAATGGAGCTGGTGCTATTATTGCTAGACCAGATATTTCTGCATGTGATTGTACACCAACAACATAT